ATTTCATCAGATGGTGGTAGATTAAATAGTTCTGATAGTTTTTGTGTCATAGTATATTATTTAACGTTTTACGTTTTTAAAGATGTCGTATTCGGTTACTACACGGAATCTTATGTTATTGGCACGTGCCCACGCATCTGCTGCTGCCCATTTAGCCATGTTGATTGCTACACTGTACTTGTCTTTGAGGCTTTTAGCAGTTTCCATGGTTACCTGTGTAAGAGGTTTAATTTCTATTAGTTCTGTGTGTTGCTTTTGGTTAGCATCTAAGTATACAATAAGGAAATCAGGTACGTAGATAGTGTTGTGTCCTGTTACAGGATTACGATAAGGTATTTGTATAGCTTCGCTTGCCCAGTTTACTATAGCAGGATTGTTGTCACAAAATGTACAAAAGGTAAATTCCCAGCTACTTCTATAGGTTGGTACTCGTTTCCCTATATATTTTTCTGGGTTTTTGATTTGATACTTACCTTGGGCATACTTACTCATTAGGGCAATAGCGTTCTTGAAATGTATTTACTAATGGGAGGACTGTTACTGATACCTAAAAGGCTTGTTTCTACTCTGTTTAAGTTCAGTAACATGGCCAAGTAAGCGTTAAGTTCTTGTGGTCGTAGGCTACGAAATTGATCAATCAAGGACATTATGTCTAAACCTTGTGTCTGTGCGGTGTACATCACAGCGGCTGCCAGTAAGGTACCACTTTCTTTGTTGCCAGTTACACTTTGAAAATATCCTACAACCGCATCATTAACGTTCTGACTTACCGTATAGCGGTCTGTAAAGAAGTTATTAAAATACTCTGTGGTATTGTTAAGTGTTGTTGAAGGAGGTAAATTTCCAATAGCCATAGTTAATCTCTACGTATCTGTTGTGCCTTGATTACTGTTGGGCAATAGATTGTTTTGTCCGTTGATGTTGTTTGTATTTGTTATTCTGCCCAGGCCAGGTATGGCACTGACAGCTTTACTGATGCCTGCGTTAATCTGACCTGCTGTGGGTACAAACACAGGACTCAGTGGGTTCTGCCCTCTAAGAATATTTCTACCCAACTGTGCTAATTCAGTACCAGCAACATTTCTAATATTAGTATTTCTAAAATTTCGAGTTGTTCTTGCTGCGCCTAATGCCGCTTGTATATAGTTACCGTTAGCAAGGTTAGTAACAGTGTCACCTATACCTTCAACTAAACCACCGGGACCTAATATGCTGGTTGTGCCGCCACCTAAACTTGTCAATGGACTTGGTGTATTATCGTAGTGAATAACGTTCCATCCCTGTACTGTACCGTTAGTAACTGGGCCGGTTTCATAACGAACTGCTTCATAGGCCACTGTCATTTGATGTTCCATAGTTTCATACTCACCTGCTGTATGCTGACCGTGCTGGAAACTTATAATAGTAGGACGCATCAGTATGTAACTACTAAAAAACTTTTGATGCAGGCTATAAATTCTTATGGCATTGATAAATGCAGGAGTACCGTTGGTCTCCGTTGGGGTATATCCCCAACTTTGTTCTTGTCTTGGTTTGTATTTGTGCTCTTGATGAAACAGACTTTCTTCGTGATCACTGTCTCTATAGTAGTAAGAATAATACTTGTACCAAAAGTTTCTTACAACATCAGAACTGTCATCGTGAAATGACATCGATATAGGATCGTACTGTATTCTTTCTTGTACAATGTTCTTTCTGTTATAGGCATTTAGAGTTTTTGTTTGTACACTAAATTTAGGTAGATTAACACTCTTGGCCATTAGTCCTGTTTCAATTTGGCTGTTTTGGTCTATGTTTGCCACAGCAGGATTGATATCAATAAACACATGATATAGTGTGCCTATTTTAGGACTTAATCTATATAAGCCGTCAACAAAAGTTCGTGCTGCATGTTGGTAATCTTTTATTTGATCACCAGTTGCTAACTGACTTAAAAACTGATTAAAGAATCCGGCCATTGTATTGATCCATTTATATTATTTATCGAGATAAAAAAGCCCGGTTTTTAACCGGGCTCGTATATAGTAAATTTTCGTCTGGATTAGCCAGTAGTTGTTACACCCAATGTTCTTGCTACTACACTACCAATACCTGTTTCTTCTGGTGTTTGGATAGCGTTGTCGTAACGTATTGTAAGTGATATTGTCATTGGATCGTTAGTGCCGTAGTTTGCGTCACCGTAATCTGCTTGACTTAGATAGCAACCATACATTTCCCAAGTTTCAAGAACTTGAGGTTCGCTTGCACCGTTACCACCATCTAAAACTTCAAATTTAGTAATAAATTTGTAGTCGATACCTGAACTTGCACTTGCTTGTTCCATAAAGTCAAACTGTTTCTGCATCTGTTCGCCAACACGTTTAGATACAGCACCAGTTGCATCATCACGTAGTGTACATGTAACAGGTTCCCACGTTGGTTTACCTGCAAGATAAACTTTGCTGTTATATACAGGTAGTAAGATTTCTTCAAACGACAATGTAGGACGTTTAAATTCAACTACTTGTTTTGTAAGTTCCGTTGTTTGTGGGTCAACACCAAAGTTCTCAAATGTAACTCGGAAGCGGAATTTGAGTTTTGGCATTAACAAACCTTGTGCGCTTGCACTTTGGTTTGTACTTAACGGTACCGTAAATTTGTTTAATGACGCTGTTGCCATTTTGTTATTCCTTTAATGTATTTATTCCAATTCTTCTCGTAATTTTTAGGGGAATTTCTTCCCCTAAAATTATTACAATTGAGCTCCAGTATTTCTGATACGTACCGGTACGTAAATAAACTCAATAGCTTTCACTGGTTTAATAGCGATATCTACGTACAGTTCATTACGATCAATACGATCTGGTGTGTTGTTAGTTTCATCACACACTACCAAGTAGTCATATAGACCACGTTTAGCAACAATGTCATTTAACACTGCTTCAAATGCTGCTTTAACTTGATTGCGTGTGATTGTGTCGTTAGGTTCAAATATGAACGGACGAGCAACTTTGTCTAACACCAAACGTAGGTAACATACTAAACGTGCTACGTTTACACGATCCATTGCTGATGTTTGAGTTGCACGTGTTTTTTGCCCGTATGCTACTAAACCTACACCTGGCAATACTGTTAATGGGTTAACATTGTCTGCGTAGAGTACATCACGTAGACCAACTGTTACACCAATACTACGGAAGATATCTTCTGTTGTGTCAATATAACCAATGGCGCTTGCGTTGTCAATTACACCTCGGCGCACACCAGCTGGTGCAAACCATGGGTAACTTACATTATCGCTACGAATATATGTACGTAACATCATATGACTTGGTGGAACAACAATGCTTTCACCGCCTAAGTCAGTGCTGAAGCCAGCTGGGTAGTAAACACCTAAGTATTCACTGCGGCTTACTAACCCATCAGGGCCGTTGTCAACTGCAAGAGCAGTATTCTTAATCCATCTTTCAACATTACTGCTGTTTAAATCTAATGGACTGTCGCCAATGATAAATGCAGTTTGCTTACGATCATTGTTTAAGGTAATCATGTTTTGGATTAGTTCTGGATATCCTGGGCAACAAATTAAGTTAAACTCAACTTGTTCTTCACGTAACTCGGTGCTGGATTCGATAGCAGATTTTAATGCTTCTACTACTGTGTTACGTTGTGCTTTGCTACCAAAGTATGGTACGCCGTCGGAATCAACACCGCTATGACTTACCCATGCGCTTAAAACTGCTGGTGGGTTAGTTGCATCTGCATGATATGTACTTTCAAAACGTTTAACGTTGTAACCGCTACGACGAGTATTGAATAACAGTGTACCACGAGCATACAGTTGATAACTTGGACAATCAGCGTCAACAGTGCTGTTTAAGTTTAGTGCGCTGATAGGAACAAGATCATCAACAATAGGATCCACAGTGCCGTTAGTGTCCCAACGAGCATCAGCAAATAAAATACCGTCAATGCTAACCTGGTCGGTATTGTCTATTAAATCCCATGTTGTTCCATTGTAGCGACGGATAACTGGATAGTTAGCTAGGTCACCTGTGTCAATCCACAAGTCACCTTCTACTACTGGACTTGTACCGTCTGCTTGTGTTGTAGGCTGTGTTGTACTTAAGATAGGACCTTCTGGATCTGTCAGTCTTAAATCATATCCACGAGCATCACTGGATACTGTGCGGTAACCTTTCCAACCACTACCGTCGTTGATCATGATGTCAACGTCTAGTGGGTTGTTATAGTACCATAATGTACCATCTGCTGGGTCGCTGTATGGTGCTGTAGCACTGTATGTGTAAGTTAAATCTCTAAATGGGCTAGCAAAAAATACGTCGTTGTTAACAACTTCAGTTACACCTGGTGCTGTGTCTAATCCTGCATCCTGTACAGGAGAACCAGTACCTTCGTTAAATTTAATTGTACCTCCAGCTAAGTGAGTAATACTTACTGCACCACTAGATTCAACTGCAGCAATAATGTTTGGTAAATTAGCTGCCAACACATCTGCAACAAATGAACTAGCAGTAGAGCCACTCATTGTGATAGTTGCTGTTTGTGTAGTTAGTGTACCTGGTACACTGACTTCCATTGTAAAGGTTTCGGTTGCTGTAAATGAAGGTGTAGTGTTTTGTCCCGTAATTTTAAACACACCACTAGAATTTTTTCTGCGAATTTTATAGGTCGCTGTATCGTTTGCATCTACATCATACTGTACATATAATGCTCCTGCTTCTATACCAGCGCCGCCACCTTGAGCATCTAAATTAAATATTGCAGTGTTATCATCTGCAAACACTAGTGATTCAATCGATTGCCATGTAGCTAATGCAGCACTGTATTGTTTTGTACCAAAGTTTGCACCGTTTCCTGTTGCTGATGTTTTGAACCATACAGATCCTGCTGGACGAGGGGTAGCATCTGCTGCACGCCAGGTTGGAACATTACGGAAGTCACTGTGCTGTATTGTCGGTCCAAAGAATGTTTCGCTGTTCGCTGTAATCAAACCTAAAGCTTCAGCAGCATCAATTCCGCCTATAGTAGTACCTTTAGCAATAGTTACTTTACCATCAGCTACTGAACCATTACTTTCTGAGCGACGGTCGATACGGATTTCTAACTGTCCTACGCTGTTTACTGTAGCTTTAACACCATCAATACCTCTAGCTGTAATAGTTGCTGCCACGTTAGCCACCGTTGTTCCAACAACTATTTCTTGACCATTAATAACAAATTTATGACCAGCAGTTAATGCAGGATTTGCTACACTACCGGTAACAGTAACTACGTTGCTTTCCCAGTCTTGGCTACCTACTAGGTTCCAAACATTTAAATAACCTTTTTGGTATATCGGGTTACTTGTGTTTCTTGGTACTACTGCATATTCACCAATAGCACCGATAGAAGTTTTCGGTGTTGTTCCGTTAACATCTCCTGCACTAGTAATCACACGTGGAGTTTGTAAGGTAAATCCTGTACGAGCAGTATTAAACTCGTAGATACCCCAGTTCGTACCGCTGGTACTAATATCTAACCAGTATGTACCATCAGTTGGTGTACCAGTTGGACGAATACTTGTACCTTGCAATTGATCCAAGTCAACGTTAGCACGTTGAATGTATAACGAATTAGATACGCCTAATGCACTATAAGCAGCTTGTAGACCATATTCGTTACGTTCGTCGCCGTGTATTGGGTTGTCATTTGCGTCTACTTGGAAAGTAGGTACACCATACTTCAACACAAGATCACGTTGACTTGTTATTCTTTGTAATTGACCAGCTGTGGCCAATGTAGTGTAGGTAGCAAGATCGCCACCTGGTGTTTCTTTATCTTGAGCTGTAGCAAGTAAAACATACGCAACTGTGCCTGCTGCGGTCGGAGTATATTGACTTTCGTCGATTACCGTTACCTGTACGCCTGGGGAAATTAGTGCCATAGTATTATTCCTCTAATTAGGTTACTTTAAACTATTTATTTTTATTTAGATTTTTTGGTTGGTTAAACCGCCCTTTAAAAGGTTTACTATAAATAACAGTATGAAATTCCGTCCTTTATGCGCTGCATGCGGTAAAAAGCCCGTGGCTGTTAACTATCGTCGTGGAGATACTACCTATTTCCGCAGTCGTTGCGACAGTTGTATACGCAAAAAACGCGGCATCAAAGTTCCACAGCCCAACTGGATGACTGCTGGTTATAAAAAGAAACCGCACTGTGAAAAGTGCGGCTTTAAGGCAAGATACAAAGAACAGTTATTTGTCTATCACATAGATGGTCACTTAAACAACACATCTCCAGCTAACTTAAAAACTGTGTGTGCTAACTGTCAGATTGAAGTAGCTCGGGAAGGTCTTGGCTGGCGTCAAGGAGATCTGGTTCCAGACTATTAAGGAAGTCTTGTACTTGACTGTACAGAGCATCTATAGAGCTATCGTTTTCAAACACAGCATCAAACTTACTGCCTACCCAGCTATACTCACTGGCGTGTATGCCTCTTTGCTCTAAATCTTCTTTGCCCAATGCCCAGCCTATACGTCTTTTACCAGCATTATAGTTTACAGCGGATTTATACCATTCAGGCTCGGGTCCACGTTTAATACGTACTACACTGCCTCCTACTGCTTTGATAGCGGCTATTTCATTAGGGAAGCGGCAGTCTGTTATGACTATGTCGTCTTGTGTTTGACGTAGGCGGTTTTCTAAACTGGCTACCCAGATATCTCCGTGAAACCCTTTACGGCAAACTTCTGTGCCCCAGTACTGTAGTACCCAACGAGGAGTAATGTCCATCTTTAGTCTACTACTCCACCACTCGTCACGCTGTTCGCGCCACTCACGACTTTGTTTGGTGCGTCCTTCGAGAAGTTCTCTGTCCCAACCAAACACCTGACTAACTGCATCTTTTAGGCTGTTGGCAAAACTTTCTCTACGAAATTTATGAAAATTAACAAGATAATCAGCTACAGTATCCTTACCGCTGCCAATAAAACCGCAGATAGCGATGACTCGACTCATTGAAACTCTCCCCGTTGATGTACTATTTTAATTGATTTTTTGAAGCTTGTCTAACTGTTTGGTTAGCCGATGACAAATGTTATTGGTGTACCACCATCAACATAGTTCTTGATATCTTCGTCTAACTTGTCTAACATAGCTTGGCCTTCTGCTTTGAGTTGCGAGCCGTTTAGTGTAGTACCGCCTTGTGGGCCCGCAATACTTGCGAATTTTTCACGAGCATTGCCAATTGATATCATAGCAAAGGCCAAAGCATAGTCCTGTATCCAGGGGAATGCTGTGTGATCATTTAACAGCATGATATCTGGTTTGTAGTTGTCTATGTGTAGTAAGACACTTTCATTGAAATCTTGACTGTAGGTACGGCCTTGGAATGGCATTTTACGTACAATAGTAAGTTTGTGTGTGGTCTTGTTCCAGAAGAAGTTCATGTAGCCGCCAAACATACGCATGGCCAGTTCTTGGTATCCAGTGAACAGTTCGTAGTTGACTAAGCCGCCTACACGTCCTGCTACCAACATATAAGTGTTTAGGTATCCGCTGGCAAAGGGTTCAAATTGGCTGGCTGTGGTACCTGACACACTGCCTATACCGCGGCGGTGTATTACACGTACATTCATTACTTCTGGAGGTAAGATGTATTCTTGTGTTTCGGGAGTAAGCTCTAAAAATGCGTAGCTTTCTTCTACGGAGTTACTGCTCTTTTGACGATAGCGTATTAGGCCTTGTTTGATGCCCATTTCGTAGTGTTCTTTGTCGGCTTCAACGTCAACCATACCATCACCCAGTCTAAAACGTACATAGTCAATGATGTCGTTGCGTCGGCTGGCCAAGGTATCCAATTGATCTTGAATACTTGTGCTGCTGAAGTCGATGTGTCCTGCGCCTGTGCCTGTGTTAGCGTTGAACAATGTATCTACATTGTCCATGCTCAGACGTGCATTTAAATTTCCGGTAGGTGTGGCCATAAAAATATCCCGTTACTGTGTATTTATTATCAGCAACGGGATATTTCTTTTATTGAACTTTTAACAAGATTGTG